CCTGTCGTGGGTATCTGGCTTACTTCTCTTGGGGTTAGCACTATGGCATTCAACCTAAATGGTTTTAATTTCAATCAGTCAATCGTCTCCCGTGATGGTCATGTGATCAATACATGGGCTGACATCCTCAACCGAGCTGGTCTTGGTCTGGAAGTGATGCACGAGCGTAATGCTCACAACTTCCCGCTTGACCTTGCTACACATACAGCACCAGCAATCGGATAAGAAACGTACGTTCATCTATGTATAACATTACACTTACAACTGACGCTGCTGTCATTCTTCGTGACGCATTACGTGTCTACAAAGAACGATGGTCTGGTGGTGATCCAGAAGAACAAGAGGCAATTAGTTTCTTGGAATTGCAATTCACTAAGATTGTATTGGAGTCTTACATAGACGCATGACGCTTAACCATGGAACGGGGGTTAAGTTTTACCTGTGCGAACAATGACTGAACTACAAAAGCGCTACATCATCAAACACAACAATGAAGCTATCCGTAAGGAAAAAGAATTGAAGCTTTGTTATCGTGGAACTGCTTACAAGAAAACTGTTCTAAAGTAATCTGGTGATTTATGGGAGGTTCGATTCCTCCCTTTACTATTGGTTAGAGCCGGTACGCCGATACCTCTGACCGTCTAGACGGTGGGATAGACCACAAAAATTTTCAAACGTTTGAAGAATATTAATTTATATATTTTAGTAAAATAAAATGGCTTTTCAATCTTCAACAAACCCGGCGCAACTAACTCGTCCGGGTCAAAATAATGGAACTGGAGATGCCCGCGCTCTCTACTTGAAACTGTTTAGTGGAGAGATGTTCAAAGGATTCCAGAATAACGCGATTGCTCGTGATCTGGTTGTACGTCGTACACTGAAGAACGGCAAATCTCTACAGTTCATTTATACAGGTCGTACAACGGCTGAGTACCATACACCAGGAAACAGCATTCTGGGTGATACTAACGGTCGTCCTCCCGTGGCAGAAAAAACTATCACGGTTGATGACCTGCTGATTTCCAGTGCATTCTTGTATGATCTTGATGAGGTCCTGTCTCATTATGACATGAGGTCTGAGATCTCCCGTAAGATCGGTTATGCACTTGCCGAAAAGTATGACCGTTTGATCTTCCGTGCTATCGCTAAAGGTGCACGTCTAGCTTCTCCTGTCCAATCCGTTGGTACTGGTGGTAGCTTGGTAAGTATGGAGGAACCTGGTGGTACTCAAATCCAGGTTGGTACTGGTTCTGGTGCTCTTTCTGATGCATTCGATTCTGCTAAGTTGGTTGCTGCATTCTATGATGCTGCAGCTGCTATGGATGAGAAGGGTGTATCTATGGACGGCAGAGTCGGGATCCTTAACCCTAGACAATATTATGAATTGATCCAAGCTGTTGGTTCCAACGGTCTGGTCAATCGTGATGCTCAAGGTACTGCATTGCAAGGCGGTAACGGCATCATCGAAATCGCCGGTATTAAAATCTACAAATCTATGAACATTCCGTTCATGGGTAACTATGGTATTAAGTACGGCGTTACTAATGGCCCCGCTTCTCCTGGTAACACTGGCGACTTCGTCGGTAGTGATACTGAACTGGAAGATGGTGGTGGTGTCACTGGTATGAATAACAACTATGGTGAACAAGCTGCATTCGACACTTCCTGTGGTCTGATCTTCCAACGTGAAGCTGCTGGTGCTGTTGAAGCTATTGCTCCCCAAGTACAAGTTACCAGTGGAGACATTAGTACAATCTATCAGGGTGACGTAATCCTTGGCCGTTTGGCTATGGGTGCAGACTTCCTGAATCCTGCTTGTGCAGTTGAACTGTACGCTACAAACACCGCTGGTTCCGCCTTCGGTGCTACTTATCCTGCTAATACTTGATAAGTTTATTTATACGGGAGTCTCTTAGGAGGCTCCTTTTTTTTAGTTCCTTATTGAGAATAGATTTCAATTGTAATTATGGCCTTCCCTACTACTGGCTCCAACACTGAGCTACAAGCTGTTAATCAGATCCTGGCGTCAGTTGGTCAGGCTCCCGTCACTACACTAACAACTGACGAGACATTTATCCTCAGTAAAGTAACTAACTTTACGGGTTCAATCTCCGGTACTACTCTAACTACAACCAAAGGTGACATTGCTGTTGGTTCATATATTAGTGGACCTAATGTAACCCTTGGTACTTCTGTTGCTGTTGCTGCTGTAGAAGTATCTCCAGCTACTAATCCTGTTACATATAACTATACTATTAATATTTCACAGACTGTCAGCAGTCAAACTCTGGTACTGTCAACTGTTGAAACAAGAGTACAGAAACAAACAAATCCTGATGTTGCAATTTCTTTAGACACTCTTAGAGAAGTATCTCGTGAAGTTCAATCAGAAGGCTGGTCATTTAATAAAGAGTATAAATATCCAATTACACCAGATTCAAATAATGAAGTAATTATTGCTAATAATATTCTTCAAATTGATTTAAATAGAACTTACACACAAAATAAAGATAGAGATAGCATTAATCGTGAGGGTAAACTTTATGATAAAATTGCCCATTCATTTACTTGGACAGATGAAACTCTATATGTAGACGTTATTTGGTACTTTGACTGGACAAGTATCCCAATTCCTATTCAAGCATTTATAGTGGCCAGAGCTGCTAGCATTGTATCAAGTAGGATTATTGGTGATGCTAATCAGTATCAAATTCTTCTACAAAAAGAAGCTTTAGCAAGATCTACAGCTTTAGAATATGAGTGTCGTCAAGGTGATTATACTTACTTTGGTGTACCTGAAGGTGGTGACTTCTATCAACCATACCAGCCATTCCATACTTTACAAAGATAATGCCAGCAGTAACACAATTAATTCCAAATTTTCTTGGAGGTGTTTCCAAGCAAAATGATGACAAAAAATTAACCAACCAGTTAACAGAATGTATTAACGGATACCCTGATCCTACATTTGGGATGTTAAAACGTCCTGGAATGAAATTTATCAATAAGTTAAAAAAGGCAGATGGTTCTACTTTTACTAAAACTGAGCTTGTAGATGCTGCTTGGTTTTTTATTGATAGGGCAGATGCTGGATCTTATGTAGGAGCTATAAAAGGTAATAACATTTATGTATGGACTGCTGAACAAGGTACTTGGTGTACTGTAACTAATAGTTATGGTAGTTACCTAACTGGTTCCAGTCAGAATGATTATCATTTTCGTAGCATTCAAGATACTACTATTATAACTAATAAGCTAGTAACTACTGCTATGGTGTCAGATCCCACCCCTATTGTAAATGCAGTAACAACAATTAAACTGAAAGCTGTGGATACAACAGAGCACTCAGTAATTATTCAAAATGAATCAGCAGTATTTACCCCTCAAAGTACAGATACTGCTCAAGATATGTTGTCGTATGATTCAAGTGATATACAGGCAAGTAATCATATGATTGATGCTGTAAAGGCTTTAATTGATGCACAACATTCTGCAGGTAATAGCTCGTTTTCTGGCAAATGGTATTTAGAAGGATTTCAAAATAGCTTGGTTATTCGTAGAACTACAGAATCTAATGGTGTTGTAATTGTAACAGATTCAACATCTACACATCCAGGAAATAGTGTAACCTACCAAACATTTACAGCCAAAGTTACAGGTGGTCTTTTAAATGGAAATTTAGAAGTGTTTCAAGATACTGTAATAGATATCACAAGACTGCCTATTGAGTAAAGCATATGATGGTGTAAGAGGGGCAGGTTATTGGGAAGAAACAGCAGACAATAATATTGGCAATTCTTTTGTGGCAACGACAATGCCACATAGATTGGTTAATAATACAGCTACTTCTTTTACTTTTGAACCTATCTCATATGAACCCAGAAAAGCTGGAAATAGAGATACTAATGCAAATCCATCTTTTGTTGGTAAAAAAATTACATCAACATTTTTCTATAATAATAGATTTGGATTTTTATCTGAAGATAATATTTTCTTTAGTCAAGCGAATAGTTTATTTAATTTTTTTGCATCTACAGTTCAAACACTGCAAACTTCGGACCCAATTGATTTAAATGCTTCTAGTATCCGTCCAGTCATATTGACTGAAGTTCTCCCGTCTCCTCAAGGTTTGTTAATACTCAGTGAACGGCAACAGTTTCAATTACTGACAACAGATGCACAGAGTATGACATCAGGTAATACTACTATTAGATCTTTGTCTAACTATGAAATGGCGACAAAGATACGTCCAGTTGATTTTGGTACGTCGATAGCTTTTGTCAGTACAGTACCTGGTTATTCAAAACTTTTTACATTAGCTCTGCAAAGTCAAAATTTACCACCTACGGTTATTGATATTAGCAAAGCAGTGTTTGAATGGATACCTGATACTGTGGATGAAATTGCTGTCAGTACACCTAACTCAGCAGTATTTTTAATTGATAAAGGTTCCTCTTATATCTATATTTATAAATTCTATAATAATGGTAAAGAAGATTTGTTTCAAGCCTGGACTAAATGGCAGCTCCCTACAACCATACAAAATGCTACAGTTTTAAATGATGCATTGATGGTAGTTTCACAACATGAAGATGAATATACTCTCAGTTCTATTGAATTAGATGAGTTACCTTCAGGTGAAGTATATGCTACTAGCAGTAGTTATGAGGGAAATATTGCTCTTGATTTAGCAACACGTCCAGTTAAACCACATGCTTCTGTTGATGCAGTGGTATATGACTCAGCAAATGATCTTACAAAAATTTATGTACCATATACTCCTATAAACAATCAAGAAGCTATAATGCTGCTTAATATACCTATTGCTGATAAAGGCACTAGCGCAGAAATTGATGCTTATCAAGGCTATTGGACTGGAGCTACAGAACGGGTTGAATCTGGTACTAATTATAAATACTTAGAAGTAAAAGGTAATTTTTTAGAATATGCTGATGGTATTATTGTTGGCTATGGTTATGATTTAGACATAACATTACCTAAACTTTATTACCAAAGAAAAGAAGGTGCAGATTATACAGCAAGCTTAACTATCAGTAAAATTAAATTTTCTACTGGTAGGACTGGAGCTTTAAGATTTAAACTAAAGGCAAAAGGTGCTGATGAATGGGAAAATGTGCAACATACTATACAAGCTGGATCATATGAAAGTAACACTAATCCTGTAGTACCTGAACAAATTTTTGTCTTACCAATCCATCAACGTAATACTAATTTTGAATTAAAAGTGACAAGCAATTTTCCATACCCTGTATCGTTGGTGTCAATGATGTGGGAAGGTAACTATTCCCCACGTTTCCATAGGAGGACTTAATTATGCCCGCAGCTGTATTTGCAGGAATAGGTGCAGGGGCTAGTATTCTCGGTGGAGTCATGGGAATGAGTTCTGCCAAAAGAAGTAACGCTCAAGCAAAAAAACATTACAAAGAGCAAAAAAAATTAGCAAAAAAATCTGCTAAAATTGCTAATAAATATAATACAGAATCTTTCCGTGCAGAAAAAAGGGACTATTATGAAGCAAGAAAATTTCAATATGAAATGGCTATTAAGCAATGGAAGTATGATAGTGAAGTCCAAGATTTCCGCTATTTACAAGATATGCGGGCATATAGAAAGTCTGTTGAAAATTATGGTCAGCAATTATTTTTCAATAATATTTCTGATATTACTGCCCAAGAATCCCAAATGGCCGCTTTTAATGAAGTATTAGATTCAGCTACATTTGAAAAACAAAGTTTGTTGGTTGATCAATTAGAAGAAGCAGGTCAAGCTCAAATGGCTCAAGCTGGGGTGTCTGGCGGCAGAGCAATGGCTATAAGTGCAGCAAAACATGGGAGAGACCTTGCAGTATTAAGGGCTAGTTTAAAGAGCAGCCGTGATGAACTAACTCGTAATCAAATGGATTTAGCATTACAAAGGTTTGGTGCTGATATGCAGGCTAGATCTAATTTAATGCTTAGACCAGAAAGACTACCTGAACTTATTAAACCAGAAATGGCACCAGAACGTACATTTGTTGCCCCAGCTAAGGTATTACCCGGAGCAGTTTCACCGCCTAGAACTGTAAATCCTTATTTACCATTAGTTCAGGGTATTTCCAGTGCAGGAAGTAGCTTAGGTAATCCAGCTCTCTACGATTAAGTACATCTCCAATAAAACCTTCCAACACACACAACACATTATGGCACGCAAATTCACAGGTGCTGCTCGACCGCGTGGGTTTAATCCTGTGCAAGTTAGCGGTGCAAATATTCGTCGAATGCAGGAAGAAAATGCACGTATTCTTGAAGGGATGCGTCAACGTCACTTGTCTGCTAGACGAAATGAAGAAGAAATTCTTCGCTCAATGAAAGAAGATTCTGAGTATGCTAGACGAGCTAGGGATCGTAATTATAATATTAATAAAGGTAATATTGAAACACAAATTCAACAATCCCAATTAGATCAGGCAGCTGATGAATTTCAAGCCCAGGAAAGATTAAAAGCTACTACTGGTATTACTGAAGCGATTGCTGATTTCAGCACTACAGCTGCTGAATATATTGCCGATCAGAAAGAAAAACAAGAAAAAGAAAGGACAGCTGAGCTGGAAGCACAAGCTGAAAGTGCGTTTGCAGATGGGTATAGACCAGATTCTGTAAGGGCTCAACAAGAAATATATAACACAGAAGCTGAGGTCATAGAACAAACTGGTCAGCAAACTGAACTGGCAAAAATACTAGGTGCAGGAGCTAAAGCTGCTAATCAAGCACATGCATTAAGTTTAATGAACTCTGACATTGGCCGGAGTATAACTGCTAAAAATTTGGTTGAACTTGGTTTGAAATCTTTTTCATTAAGATGGATTCAAGAAAATAACCCTGAAGCTTATGGTAATTCAGAAGCTGTACAAGAATTATTGCCAGAAATTTGGAAAGCATTTAAAGATGAAAATAATTTAAATGAAAATTATACTCCTGAAATTTTAGTAGATGCTCTTAAAATAAAGAATCAAATAGACAGAAACCTTATTTCTGGAATTGATGCCAAGGAGAACCAACTTATTGAATCAGAAATGATTACAGAATATACTAACTTGGCAGTTGGTAACCTACCAGAATACGGTGCTTTAGCCTATAGAAACGTCAGCAGACTTAAGGGGAATTACGAAGCAGGTTTTAAATTACTTGAAAAAATTGGAGTTTTGCAGAATCCAGATGGTTCGTTTTTATATACCGAAGATCAGATAGGTGATCTTGTTCTGAATTATAGGGGCAAGGAAAAGGATCCTGAAGGGATTATTATTGGTCAAAAGTTTCGAGATTCAAACCCAGGACGTTTTCTAGAAATTCAAAATAAAAGAGAAGACGCAAGACGAGACTGGAATAGAAACCAAGCTACTAATGATAGGCAAGATTATTATCAAAGATCAAAACAATGGCACCAGCTATTGACAGAAAAAGGGTTTACTCCTGAAAATATTGCTGCAGCTGAAGCTGATTTTCAATATGATATTCAAGGTGTACCCGACTGGATTCAAACTTTTAAAGCATCAGGAACAGAGGCAAAAAGAAACACAACATTAATTACTATTGCTAAGGATTTATTAGCTAGAAATGTTTTACCTCAAAGTATGGTTAATGAAATTTATAAATTTGCTCCTCAGGAAGCTGTAAAACTTCAAGAAGGTTTTAATGAACAAGATCCTTATATGGCTAATCCTGATTATGTAAAAACATTAGAAATTGTTGAAGGGCTTCCTTTACAAAAAAATGATCTTGGTGGTAAAGGCACAGAAACTGCTGGTTCACTAGAATCATCAAAAGCACTTAAAGAAATGTTTGTCATGATCTTTGAGGGCCATGTTGCGAATGGCATGTCAATGTCAGAAGCTGCAATTCGCGCATTGCGAGATATAGAAGAAGGTATTAGAAGAGATGCAGGTAATCCAAATGGTACATTTTTCAGAAAATCAACAACACAATTAAATGTATTTGAATTTCCAAATTTAATACCAAAAAATTTTCAATCTGCTCTTGAACGGGCTGTTGAAGAAGATACAACTTTCCGTATATATGTAAGGACAGGTGCTACCGATCAAATATTTGCTAACCCTAATTCTATTTTTACAGATGAACAATTTGTAAAAGAAACACAAAAAATGCGACAACCAGGATATAAATTTGTAGGTAAAGTAGCTTTATTGGCAAAAAAATTAAAAGCTACTCCTTTAGAAATTATGACAAAAATTGCTGAAACAAAAAACATGCTAGACCTAATGCCACCACCACCACCGTCACTGCAAATATATGCAAATTTTCCTTCTGAATCAAAAGCACTCATTAGTCAACACACTGGTAGTCAGGGTCAATTACGTGGTCAGGGTCTTGGAATGCAAACACTTGGTATTAAGTGGGACGTAGGTGCTATAACAGAAAGTCAAGTTCCAAACCTCCGAAATTTTTACAATATAAGTGCAGCAAGGTATGGTGTTTCACCTGCTGAAAATTCTGCAATTGGTTACGTTGAAAGCCGTCACGGTACTAGCAGGGTTGACGCCAAGACAGGTGTTTCTATTGCTTACAATAACGGCGGTGCTGAAGGTGTGATGCAGGTTCACAGATATCACCACCCTGATTTTTATGCTGAACATGGTGGCTATCCTAGCCATGAAGCCAACGTTGATTACGGTACTAAATACTATGCAGAGCTTAAAGCAAAATTTGATGGTGATATGATTGCAGC